GGCCACGTACCTATTTTTCAAGTGAAAACCCTAGTGTCGCCAAAGCCACAGTTACATTTGTTACACCTGCGGCTATTGACGCGGCCCAATTTTATATGATAAAATTGGCGCAAAATAGCCGACCAAATTGGTCGGCTATTGATTACTTACCCTTTCCGTTCCGCTTCGACTTAGTATCTCGATTGTCCTGGGCACGCTTCGCAGCATTACCCGAGTTACCCTTGCGAGTAACCGCAGGGAGGGGGCTCAAACCATGAGCCACGCGGAATTCGTTAATTTGCTTGAGGTTCATTTCGATTACCTTTCGACAGTTGAAAAACGCGGAGTATTCAGATTCAAAGAGATACCCTTGCCATTCGACAGGGTAAGCGTACTGCAATCATTTAGCAGCATTTCGATATCCCTTACGCTACAGTATGGACCCTGATAAATCTTAAAGTCCTTTCCAGAATCCCAGTCATGGATCATTGCATTTAGCGTAGCATACTGCCGACCATACGCGGGCAGCAATACCATAGGGCTAGAAACAGAGCGGGCAGTGAATTGCATATTAACCCTTTACGATGGCCATATAGGCCTGTTGCAGATCAAAGTATTTCGGGGCAGTGCGATGGTTCAATGGGCAGGCTTGCAGCTTTTGCAAAGCCTTTTCAGCCTTAGTTTGTTCGGCAATTTGCGCTTCGATAGCCGCGAGTTGAGCTTGAAGGGTTTGCAGGGTGTTCATTTTGCAGTCCGTTTCTTGATCCGATGACGTAGTGTAATCTAGTTCGATGTCGCCAGGTAGTCTTTACATTGCTTTACAGTGGTAACAGATGTAACAGCCTATTGACGCGGCCCAATTTTACGTGGTAAAATTGGCGCAAAATTGTAACAACCTATAAGTTACAGGTTGTTACAATTATAATATAACAAAAGGCCTTCGGGGCCTTTTGTTAGTAAGCAAGAATGATAACTTCAATTTCGAAATGGTACAGATCGAATACCCGCATCAGGGTTTCAATATCCATACCCTCGGCATACGCAATAAGAATTTCTTCAGTCATGTTAGTATCCCAGAGTTTGTGCCATACGATACACGTCAGCATCAGTAACCCTATTCGCAAGGGTATCAGGCCTTTGGTTAGCCAACCGCAGCATGATACTTGCTTCGCTCATGCGCAGCTTACGAATACCCTTATACAAACCATTAGCCCGAATCATTGCGCGAGCGTAGATATAAGCAGTGCGGTTCATATTATATCCTTAGATAATAGCGACGCTGATTTGAAATGCAAGGTCATGCATTTCACGCTTGATATTAAATACTGTATCAATAGAATCTTGCGCTGCCTTCAGCAATTCTTTGGAGTTATCTTCGGCAGTATGCTTGCGGGTATTATGGAAGCAAGCAATTTCTTGCTCAATCATAGCATTAGCAAATTTGAGAGCCAAGTCGGCCATTTCCAATCGTTGGGAAAGGGTGACGTTCTTATTAGCAAGGTGGTTCATTTTGCAGTCCGTTTCTTGATCCGATGACGTAGTGTAATCTAGTTCGACCAGGAATAGCAAAAAGAATTTAGAGTGAAAACCCTAGTGTCGCCAAAGCAACAGTTACAAACTATTACAACCTATTACAACCTGTTACAGTGGTAACAGATGTAACAGTGCTTGACAGGGCCCCCATTTATGACTTACAATATGGGTGGGGGGCGGTTGTTAGACTACCCCCACCCACCCCACCCGTGGGCCCATCCTCCCGGCCTATTTCAAAAAATTAGTCAAAAAGGCTTCAGGTGCCAAAGCATATGATAAACTTCCCTTATCGCAGTAATCATTATAATCAAAAACACCTTCCCAATCAAGTAAATATTTCAACCCACCCAAATTTATACTTGCCTACGCACTCCACCCCTGTTATAATAAAACTATTCTCACAAAATTCCAATAATAAATGCAGATATATAAGTTAAGTTTTTCCACCGGAGACTTTTATATAGGGAAAACTATTTTTACAGCACAATCTAGGTATTCTAGACACTGTAGTCAAATGGTTAGAGGTGTACACCATAGTTATAAACTACAAAATATTTATAATACTTTAAAAGTATTACCGGAATTATCTATATTAGAAGATATAGAAAGTATATCTGAATTAAATACTAAAGAAGTTTATTGGATAAACAAACTTAACGCTACTATATTAGGTTTGAACATATCTCCCGGAGGCGACGGTCCTGGGCACGGAGAGTTAAATCACCAATCCTTATATAGCCTTGATGACTATACTGCTATAGTTACATTTTTAGCTGAAACTGATATGTCTCCTAAAGAAGTAGCACAGGAATTAGATATATCACATAGTGTAGTATCGCATATAAGTACTGGAGAGAGCCATCAATATTTAAAAAATATTGTACCAGAACTATATACTAAGATGCTTAATAAAGTCGGTACAAGAGTAGCAGGATCTCACAATATTAAACATAAGAAGTATCCTATACTTAAGAAACCTAATGGAGAATTAATAGTAGTAAAGGCATCTCTAAAAACCTTTGCTATAAATAATAATCTAGACCCCTCAGGAATGTATAAGCTTATAAACGGAAAGCTAAATACGTATAAGAATTGGAAAGTATTTAAGCTATGAGCAACCTGCCTGTAAACACGCCTGCAGAGATTATAGATATTAGCCCCGAAGCCCTCGAAGTGGCCAATTGCTACCTTCAGCTCCAAGACGTAACTAAAGTGTCCAATGAGCTAGATGTAGCCCCGGAACTTATAGCACAAATCCTAGCTAAAAAAGAAGTTAAAGCGTACATTGACCACGTATTTTTTAATGTAGGATTCAATAACCGATTTAAGATGCGTGCCGCTATGGACGCAGTAATTCAAAAGAAATTTCAAGAATTACAAGAATCAGATATGGGTAGTACTAAGGATATTGCAGACCTTCTAGCTCTTAGCCATAAAATGACTATGGACGAGATGGCTCGTCAGATCGAGCTAGAAAAGCTACGCCAGACAAATATTAAGAATCAGGTCAATGTACAAATTAACGATACTGGTGGTAATAAGTACGATAACTTAATGCGTCAGTTAATGACAGGAACTATAAATAATGATTAATTATATTATGACTATACTAGTAGCTAGTATTGCTATTCTAGTTATCTTCCCTTACGCTAGTATCCTAGCGTCTACCCTTATGTACGCGGGGGGATGTTATATAGCATATGCTAACAATTAGTAGACCAGATGTATCTTGTAAAGAAGTAACTGAGTTTCCGCAGAATACTAGGTTTATTAAGTTACCAATTGTACCGTATTTAAAGTTATTACCAGCCCTAGATCCCATAACAAATGAGAAGACTACTGCCTGGGATTTAACTAATGACCCTCAGCTTGCCCTAATTAACGCTATTAACAATCCTAACTATAGGTTTGTTTGTGCCGCGTTAGCCCGGCGTCTAGGGAAAACTTATATTGCTAATATTATTGCTCAGCTAGTACAGCTTGTACCGAACTGTAATGTGCTTATAATGTCACCTAACTTTAGCTTGTCTAGTATTTCATTTGAAATACAGCGCAAGCTTATTAATAGCTTTGATCTAGAAGTTGAGCGGGATAACGTAAAAGATAAGATTATAGAGTTAACTAATGGATCTACAGTACGTATGGGATCCATTATGACTGTAGATTCTAGCGTTGGTAGATCATATAATTTAATTATATTCGATGAAGCTGCTCTAGGACCAAATGGAAAAGAAGCGTGGGAAATTTCATTAAGACCTACACTAGATAGGCCTAATTCAAAAGCGATATTTATATCGACACCTCGAGGTAAGAATAACTGGTTTAGTGAGTTCTTTCAGCGTGGGTTTAGTGCAGACTATCCAGAGTGGTGTAGTATATCAGCTGACTATACCGAGAACAAACGTATGTCAGCGAAGGACGTAGCAGAAGCTAAGAAGACAATGACAAAGGCTCACTTTGAGCAAGAGTACATGGCTTCATTTACTATGTTCGAGGGTCAGATCTTCTGTGTAGAAGCTAGTCAGATAGTAGCGTTTGAACGAGCTGACGGGCAAGAGTTTATAGCAGGACTTGACCCTGGCTATAGAGATCCTACAGCATTCATAGTAATAGCATATACTCCTAGTATTGATAAGTTTCATATTATATCTGAATACTTAGAGAACGAACGTAATACACAAGAACATGCAGACTCAATAAAAGCACTAGTAGATGAATGGGCTATTGACGCAGTATTCATAGACTCAGCAGCTCCTCAGTTTGCTTCGGACCTAGCCTATATACATGATATAGCTAGCATTAGAGCTAAGAAAGATGTACTCCCCGGCATCGCCTATGTCCAGACGTTGCTGGAAACCGGGCGCTTATTGGTAGACCCTAGCTGCGTAGAAACACTACGAGCTTTAGACCAGTATCAATGGGATACTAGAGAAACCTTGACGAAAGAGAAACCAATGCACGAATTTAGTCACATACCTGATGCGATTCGATATGCATTGTATACATACACAATATGAGTAGCGGAATTTATTTACTTGATTTTAGGTCTGGTGGTTGTTACATTGGCAAGAGCGTCAATATAGAACGCCGCTGGGAAGAGCATATTAAGTCTTTATCGGAGGGTAAATCCGCTAAGAAACTACAAGACGCTTATAAAAGATATGGCATACCATCACGTAGTATACTATTACTTTGTCATGAAGATCATATTAGTTTGATGGAAACCATTATGATTCGCCGATTAAAGCCTACGCTAAACTCGGCGAGCACAGCGCCTATTACACTAGAAGATATTGATACGTTATGTAGTAATGGAACACATTTAGCATCTTCTACAGGTACTCTAATTAAGCAGGTTTGTGCCCTAGGGTCACATGTTACTAGACTAGAAAACGAGATAGAATTTCTTCTAGATGAAGATGACGTAGCCTATGAACTTTACTCTATTAGAAAGAAGTTTAAAGAGCTACAGCTTAGCAACTTTAAAACCATTTCTGAACTAGAGAAGGAGAAGAAGATTACTTGGTGGCAACGCCTTTGGCGATAAGAATAAGCCCTCTATGTTTTATGCATAGAGGGCTTTTTGCTGTCAAAAATTTACTTGCTATTATTTTGCTATAGTGTTATAATTTGCTCACCCTACAACTATAACTAAGAAAAATGGCAAAGAATATAGGTAATAACCGCATTCCGGTAAAGTGGGTACGGGATAAGGCAAAAGCAGCATACGACAAGAAAGATACTTGTTATATCTGCACGACTGGTTTAGACTTAGAGCTACACCACGTCTACAGCGTCACAATACTACTAGAAAATTGGGCATTAGAAAATGGCTACGATATCTCTACAGATGAAGGTATTCTAGCAGTCCGCGATGAGTTTATCGAGACGCACCATAAGGAACTTTATGATGACGTATATACTCTATGTAATAAGCACCACGTAAAATTACATAGTATATACGGCAAGAAGCCCCCTCAGCATACGGCCGCTAAACAGAAACGTTGGATTGACTTACAGAAGAATAGAATCCTTAATGGAGAAGTTGAAGAGAAAATTGCTAATAACTCGTTTTTTAGTGCATTTACGTAAAGGCAACAAGTATGGCATGGTATAATCCAAAAGATTGGTTTGAAAAGAAACCTACAGCTACAGTTTCAGAATTAATAGAAAAAGAAAATCCAGCACAAGGTTGGATTTTTAATCAGAATGGTTCCAATATCGGCAGTAATGCTCCTATTGCGTATAACTTAGCATTTGAAAAGCTAGAAAGTGTTAATCGAGGAGTTAACTTAATTGTAAATGCTTGTTCTAGTTTAGACTTTGATATTAAACTAAAGAATGCAGACGGTAGACAGCCGGGTATGCGTGCTAAGACAATGCACAATTTACTTAATATTTGCCCTAATCCTTATCAGTCAATTCAAGAGTTTAGACAAAGTATATTTACAGACTTTATGCTAGAAGGTAATTTCTTCATCTATTTTGATGGAGTATATATGTACCATCTACCGGCTAACTATGTTCAGATCCATCCGGATCCTAAGACTTATATTGAGTATTACTCATATAACAATCATACTAGATTCAGTCCAGAAGAAATTATTCACGTAAGAGATCTAGCAGGTCGTAGTATTTATCGTGGTACTAGTAGGCTTATTGCAGCTACTAGAAATATGAACATACTATATAGTATGCAGCAGTTTCAGGAAAGCTTCTTTGCTAATGGAGCAGTACCAGGATTTGCTTTAGCTACAGATAACACACTGTCACAAGTTGCTAAGGATAAGACCCTAGCTAACTGGATGGCTAAATATAGTCCTACAAATGGTGCTAAGAAGCCTATCATTATTGATAGTGGATTAAAGCCAGTACAGCTATTCACTACTAGCTTTAAAGAAATGGACTTTGAAGCTTCAATTGCTAGCCATAATGTTAAGATTCTAGAGACCCTAGGCGTGCCACCCGTCCTCCTTGACGGAGGAAATCAGGCGAACATTTCTCCAAATCTAAGATTGTTTTATCTAGAAACAGTCATGCCAATCGTACGTAAGTACGTATCGGCAATGGAAGCATTCAGTGGATACGATATTGACGCGATCACAGCAAATGTAAGTGCGCTACAACCAGAACTAAAGGACATAGCTGCGTACAACGTAGGTCTAGTAAATGGAGGTATTATTACTGCTAATGAGGCCAGAGAAGAGTTACGATATCCTAAGGATAAGGATCCTGAAAGTGATAAGTTACGCGTTCCAGCTAATATAGCAGGAAGTGCAGTACAACCTAATTCAGGGGGTGCACCTAAAAAGCCCGCCACTGATGCTCCAAAAAATTAGTAGTTGACATTAGTATGCTCAAGTGCTATAATTGGAACAGTGAAAAAATGCAACTGCATTTTAATGGAAGGATTGTTTAAATGAAGAATATTAATAATAAAGTATTCCATTTGAATAGTCAGTTTACTAAAGAGCTGCCCGCTACAAGTGATACTATTGATAGCATCTTTATCAGTGGGTACGCTAGTGCCGCTGTCCCTGATAGGGATGGCGACATCATACCTAGTAGTGTGTGGGCTAAGGGTATTCAAAACTACCTTAAGAATCCTATAGTACTGGCTTACCACGATCATGACGATCCTGTGGGTAGAATGGTAGAGCACAAAATAGACTCAAAAGGTTTATGGGTTAAAGCTAGAGTTTCAGCTGCGTCAGAAATTTTTAGTTTAGTAAAAGATGGCGTATTAACAGCATTTAGTATCGGATTTCGAGTAGTAGATGCAGAGTACGATGCAGAATCAGAACTGTTCGTAATCAAAGAATTAGAACTGGTAGAGATTTCTATAGTATCAGTGCCGTGTAATCAAGACACGTTATTTAGTCTTTCCAAATCATTTACCGATGATGAGGATTATAAGTTATTCAAATTGCAATTTGTTCCTAGTAGTGACCCAGCTAAAGAGCTAGAAACCACTAAGGTAATAGAAAGCAAAACATTAAAGGAAATTGGAATGGATCCAAAAGAACTACAAGCGATGCTTGACGCCGCAGCAAAGAATGCTGCTGAACTAGCCACTAAATCTCTACTAGATGCCCAAGCTGCACAAGCTGCTGCTAAGGAAAAAGCTCTAGAAGAAGAAAAACTAATGCAAAAGCGTATTGACGAAGCTGTTGCTCGCGTTACTCCTTCTACAACTGGAGCCGAAAAGCTTCTAGAAGAAGTTACTAAGCGTATCAATGACCAGAATGCTACTCTAGCTGGCCTAGAGTCAAGTCTAAAGGAAAAGGCTGCTGAACTAGTAAAGATTCAAGCTAGCAAGATGACCTTTACTCCTGGTAAAGAAGCTGAAGCAATTACTTACGCTGAACGCGAAAAAGCAATTATGCTAAGCAAAATTACTAATAAGGGCGTAGCTGATACAGCCTTTGGTAAGCAGTTACTAGAAAAGGCAGCTACCTATACTGGTGGTATCGTTACTAGTAATACTAACCACCTACCTTCAGGTATTTGGGAACTTGAAGTTTCCCTAAATATGGAAGCTGAAGTACGTCGTCGTCTAGTTGTTGCTCCTACTCTACGTAGTATCGACATGAAGACCAACGTAATGACTATACCTGTAAATCCAGAAGCCGGTCTAGCTACTTGGGTTACTAACTCACAGTTCGGAGTTGCTCCAACAGCAGTTGGTCTAGCAGGTGCTTCAGCAGGTGCTACTGCCATTCATACTCTAAAAGAAGTTACGCTAAATGCTTATAAGCTAGCTACTAACGAGTATATGGCCTACGAAGAAGAAGAAGATTCCCTAATCGTTCTTCTACCTATCATCCGTGATGCTATGATTCGTCGTTGCGCACGTACTGTTGACAAGGCATTCCTAGTAGGTGCTGGTTCAGGTGCTGATCCTGTTGGTGGTCTAGCCTTCCTAGCAGGTGCTTCAGTTGCTGGTACCTCTATTACTATTGCTACGGGCGTTGGTACTACTGGCGTATCTTATCTACGCGCAGCACGTAAGAATCTAGGTGCTTGGGGTCTTGATCCTAAGGAACTAGTGTTCGTAGTATCTACCGATATTTACTACGCACTACTAGAAGATCCTCTATTCCAGACAATGGATAAAGTTGGTCTATCCGCAACAGTACTAACTGGTCAAGTAGGTATGGTTGGCGGAACTCCAGTTCTAGTATCTGCTGAACTACCTGTAATTCCTGCAACAACAGGTGCAGCTTCTACTGCTGGTGTTTCTGGTCTAACTAACGTAGCAGCTATCTGTTATGCTCCAGGTAACTTCTTAGTAGGTAACCAACGTGGTCTACGTATGGATACTCAAGAACTAGTTGAAACTCAGCGCCGTGTACTAGTAGCTAGCCTACGTACTGGTATGACCAAGGTTACAAGTAACCTTGGTACTGGTGCTGTAGCAATTCGCTATACAACCTGATATTTAGGTTATTTGAAGACAAGGGCTTCGGCCCTTGTCTTTTCTAAAGCCTGAGCTTTAGAAAAGACATAAAGGATAAAACATGGGACTTGATCTAGTAACATTAGCTGAGTATAAAGCGTATGCCGGTATTAATAGTACTAATCAAGATGATGCTATTAAAAGCCTAATCCCTAAAGTATCCCAGCTTATTAAAGGTATTTGCCGTCGTACATTTATTGACTGGGTTGATACTACTAAAGTAGAAGTTGTAAGTGGTGGTCAAGGTTATAAACTATACATGAAAGAGTATCCTCTACTTGCTGTAGGCGGAGTAGAGTATAGCGTCGATTATGGCGATACGTATACTGACTTAGTAGAGTTCACCGACTATGTAGTCGATCTAGAAGAAAATACTATTGTAAATATTCTAATAGGTACCTGGCCCAAAGCTATTAATGGATATAGAATTAGTTACACAGCAGG